GCCTCGGCACCTGATCATGAGGATCGAGATCCTGCGTCAAGTCATGATCTCGGGGGAGCCAGTTCAGGCTGGCTCCTTTGTCGAGGTCACTGAGGCTGACGGCAATCTATTGGTTGGTAGCGGTAAGGCTGTTGTGGCACCTGCCGTTGAGAAGCCCGCACCTGTTGAGGTGACGGAAGAGCCTGCTCCGGCGCCTGCTGTTAAGCCGGTGCGGAAGGTTAAGACTGTGACTTCTGAATTCCCTACTAAGGACTGATCATGGCGATCCTCTCTACTGGCCTGGAGAAGCTCCAGCATTTTGCTCTGGCTCCTACTGCCGCTCGCACTGCCAACCTCGATGGCACTGCTGTTGACATGAATGATTATGAGGGCGACCTCGTGATCATCCTTGATGTTGAGGCTGGTGGCACCTCAACTTTGGATGTAAAAATCCAATCGAGCGACACCTCTGGTGGTAGCTACACCGATGTGACCACCGTGTTCAATCGCGGCGGCACTGAACAGGCTTCTGGCGCCGTGGCTTTTGCCCAAGCAAGCACCTCTGCTTCCAAGCAGTTTCTGGTGTTTCCTAAGGGCGCTGCTAAGCGTTGGATCAAGGCTGTGTCGACCACTTCGACCTCGACCCACACCTATTCGATCAATGGTGTTGGCGTGAAGAAGTACGGCTGATAGCCGTACTGCATTGGCCCTGGGTTGCTTCGGCGGCCTGGGGCTTTATGTTTGCATGGCATTCACTGAAGACCTAAGCGTATTTTTGGCCGATTTCGGTGTTCCGATTTCGGCTGGCGCTGCGAGTGGCTTGGGGATTTTGGATATGCCAAGCGAGATGATCGCTGATGGCGTGGTGATGACCACTGATTACAAGGTCACTTGCTTGGCAAGCTTGTTTGGTGATTTGCAATATGGTGCTGGTGTCAACGTTGATGGATTGCCCTATACGGTGCGCAATGTTGAGCTGCTTGATGATGGAAAATTTTGCGATTTGATGCTGCAACGCAGCGCGACGCCTGTATTGGCTGCAGTGTCTGCTGCTGTGCTCGATGGTGACGGAGCCGATACAGACAGTGTCGTTATTCTTGATGGAGGCGGTCCTGCGACGACGTATGTGGCCGGGAATGTACTTGACGGTGGCACGCCATGAGCGACACGATTACGCGCTTCAAGCTTCGTAACGGTACTGCTGCAGCTTGGTCGGCGGCTAATCCGGTGCTGCTTGCTGGCGAAATGGGGATCGAAACCGATACACGTAAATATAAAGTAGGCAATGGTGCGACAGCCTGGAATAGTTTGTCGTACTACATTGAAGGTGTCCTTACCCGAGGGCAGGCCAGCAAGATGACTAGTGGCACAATTGCGATTGCCGCCGCCGGCGTTTATCAAAGCACTGGCCTAACGGCAACTTTCGATAGCACAACTGATCATGAAATGGCCCTAGGCACAGCAAATACATTTGGGTTAAAAAATACAAGCGGTGCAACAAAGCTATTCATGGTGCAGGCCAGCATGGACGCTTCGGCCGGCAACAACCATACGCTTGGCATCAGTCTTGCCAAGAATGGATCTGTAATTTCACAATCTGAATGCCGCGCTTTTACTGGATCTAATACGCAAATTACAAAATTATTTTGCTTCTGGATGGTCGAGCTTGCCAATAACGACGAAGTTGCGCTGTTTGTTGCTAATCACAATGACACAACTTCAATCAGTTTCCAGCGCGGCAGGATAAGCGCAATAGAGGTGAAGGCGTAAGGCCATGGACCGCGACACCTTCAAAAACTGGGTCAAGGTGATGCAGGCTTTGGAGGTGGCGGGTAAAACAGACTGTTACATTTATTATCGAGCGAAATCAATTGTGACCAAACAGGTCGATCCTGGCGCGTTTGGTCCGCTTCCGAAGCGAGGATTCAATGACCACTAAGCGCGAACGGATTCTGAGTGCGATTGCAAGCGCACTGGCTAGCACTGCGGGCGTGAGTGGTCGCGTGTATCGCAGCAGGGTCACTGCAATGCAGCGCGCTGAGTCGCCTGCGATTGTTATTGAGCCGATCAGTGACACGCCAACGCAAAACACCAGCTTGCCGACATTGGATTGGCGCATGCGTGTGCGTGTGACTGTGATCGTGCGCGGTGACACGCCAGATCAGCTTGCTGATCCAATTATTGAGAGCATGCACGCCAAGATGGTGGCTGATTTGACGCTTGGCGGCTATGCGATTGACGTGCAGCCGGATGAAGTGACCTACAACATGCTGGACGCCGATCAGCCTGCCGGTGTAATTTTTAATGATTATATCATTCAATATCGCACAACTGTGGCAAGTTTGGCGACGTAGAGTCTGATAAGTCGCGCGATTTACAGTGATTGATGAGTTTCAAGGGCAAGGTGGCTCGTACATCCTTGACCCCGAGACAGGCATCCGCACCCTCGTTCAGCGGACGCTGCCACCTGTTCCACAAGAGGTAATTTCCAATGCCCCTTCTAACTCGGAAACGCCTGATCCTTCTGGAGACGGAGACGACTTACGGGACGGATCCGACTCCCGACGGAGCGGACGCCGTTCTGGTTCGCGATCTGAATATCACTCCTCTGCAGAGTGATGTTGTCAGTCGTGACTTGATTCGTCCTTATCTGGGCGCGTCTCAGCAACTGCTGGCTAACACTCGTGTTGAGTGCACCTTCAGCGTTGAATTGGCTGGTTCTGGCACTGCTGGCACCGCTCCTCGCTATGGCAAGGCTCTGCTTGCTTGTGGTATGAGCGAAACCATCGTGGCTACTACCAGCGTGACCTATGCGCCCGTCAGCGCAAGTTTTGGTAGCTGCACCATCTATTACAACATTGATGGTCTGCTGCATAAAGTGACCGGCGCGCGCGGCACTTATACGCTGAATGTAGCCGTCGGCGAGATCCCCACCATTGATTTCACTTTCACTGGTGTGTACAACGCTCCCACTGACACCGCAGCGCCTTCGGTTACCTACGCCAATCAAGCCAACCCGGTAGTTGCCAAGAATGGCAATACGACTGACTTTCAGTTGCTGTCCTATAGCGGCTGCCTGCAGTCGGTGACTTTCGACATCGGCAACACTCTGGTGTACCGCGACTTGATCAACTGCACCAAGCAGGTGCTGCTGACTGATCGCGCCAGCACTGGCAGTGTGACCATCGAAGCGCCAACCATTGCGCAGAAGGATTACTTCACTGCTGCGCTTGCTGACGGCGCGCTTGGCAACCTGCTCTTCCAGCACGGCCAGACCGCCGGCAACATCGTTGATTTCGCGTCCACCAAGGTGGACATTGGCGATGTCAGCTACAGCGACCAGGATGGCATCCACATGCTGACCATCCCCTACACCTGCGTTCCCTCGACCGCAGGCAACGACGAGTTCAGCCTCGTCTACACTTGATTCGTTGGACAGACGGATGATGAGGGCCGGTAATGCGGCCCTTTTTTATTGGGTGTATGCTGTTGCAGTATCGCGTGAATTACGCATGGCATTTGTCCGCAAAAAGGTAAAGGTTTTCTCTTGGCCCGTTTCCATCGAGGAGCCCAGCGATGGTGGCACTTTTGATACGGCCACCTTTGATGCGAAGTTCAAGCGCGTGGGACGGAAAGAATTTCAAAAGCTGGGCGAGAAAGGTGAGCTTGACCTGCTCAAGGTGATTATGGTCGGCTGGGAGGGGATTCTTGACGAGGACGGCAAAGAGGTACCGTTTTCGCTTGAGGCAATGCGCGAATTTAGCGATGATCCTTACTGGATTCGCGGCGTGCTGAAGGCTTACACCGAGACCTTCGAGGGTGGCCGCCAGGGAAACTGAAAGATGCTGCCGTCTATTGGGCGGGCGGCGGCAAGCGAATAGAAGATAAAACCAAGGAGGACGCTGCTGTGTTTGGCATTGTCCTCCCCCAGCAACCTGCTGAGCAATCGAACGATTTCGAGGTTTGGGAAGAGAATTGGGATGTAGTGATGATGTTTTTGCGTATGCAAACGCAATGGACGACGACGATGGCGGGTTATATGGGGCTGCGATATGACGTGCTCGTTTGCCCCGGCGGAATGTTCGACCTCTACAATGTGGAGAATCGCCGCGAGATGCTTGAAGACCTCCAGATCATGGAGGCTACGGCGTTAAGCGAATTGGCCAAGGACAAGGATGGCTAAACAGGTAAGCGAAATTCTCGTCAAGCTTGGTATCCAGGGCGCTGAGGGCCTGGACAAGCTAAAGAGTTCGTTTCGCGAGCTTGAAAGGTCTATTGGTCCATCTGATGCAACAATTCAGAAGGCGCGCAAAAGCATTCTTGACTTTGGCGAAGCAAGCGGAAAAAGTGAGCAAGTTATTCGTGGTCAACTTGAGGCATTTCGTGGCCTGAAATCACAGGCGGAAATTAATGGTGCAACTTTTATAAAACTTACCGAAGATATTAAAAAACTTGAGATTGAATTAAGCGGCTCTACTGCTGCAATAAATCGTCAACGTGACGCCATCCTGAGATCGACTGCTGCTTCTCAAGGCAATGCAGATGCATTGCGCAAGCAAGCCGAAGCCTTGGGCAGGCTTCAGCAGCAAACACGACCTGGATCTGCCGCTTTTATTCAGCTTGGCAAAGATATTGAAAGAGTAGACGAAAAACTAGTCAAAGTTCGCAGTGAAGCGCAAGCATTTACGCTCGCCTTGAATCAAATTCCAGCAGCAAGCGTAGAAAAACAAGTAAGGCAAATTGAAACTTTAAGGCGTACTATGAATACGCTTAAAATTACAAGTGATGAATATTTAGAAACACTGCAAAGAATTAATCTTGTCAGTGCTGTTCAGGCAACAACTACTGGTAGGCAGCAAGTAAGAGCCGCTAACCAGATGTTTGAAAGCGGTCTTTTTGAACGATTTATACAAAGTCGCGCACAGGCGCTTCCGCTTCCTGAAA